AGCATCAACTTTTGTCCACAACGATTCTTCATTGTTTTGTTTATCTAATTTATAAAGCCATACATCGCTATCATTTATGTTATCTGTGTCAATGTTTACCACAGTGTTTGGTGCATTATTTGTAATTGCAAAAGTATTATTTTTTAAAACACCTTGCCTAAAATGCATAAAAAATCCGCTATTATTAGATCCAGCACCTTGACCGTTATCTCTATAAACAAAAGCCATTTTGTTACCAGGTAACGGATCTTCTTCTACCAAAGAATTAGTATCAGTATCAATACCGGTGCTAACAATTTCAAATTGAGTGCTCACACTGTTAATTTGCTTGCTAAATGTAAAGCTAGGAATATCAGTGTTTATTCCATTAAATCTATATTGCTCTGTAACAACACCGTTTATAGTTGCTTTTTTGATAGGACGTCCAAAAGCAGTATTAACTGGTAATGCTGCGTTTAATATTTTTATAAATTGTTCATACCAATTTGGATTAGTCCCGTCGTTCCAAATAATACTTTGGTTTGCAAGGTTATTTCCGTTACTATCTACAACATCTTCGGTTGAGCTAATACTCTCAATTTTTAATAATCCATTTGCTGCTTGGTTTCTTTTTGGATTATAACTAATTAAACGAGCTAAACGGAGAATACTTTCTCTACGTTCAGCAATTTCTATAAAGTTTTCTCGTGCGTTTAGGTCAGTGCGGAAAGCAAGGTTTTGTCCAAGGAAAGCAATAAGGTCAATCAGTGCAAGATATTCACTGCTTTCAATATAGTCGTTAAAATCTTCAGGATAATTTTGACGTATATAACTAATCATTGTTCGACGTAGGTTGTCGAAATCATAACTTTGAAAATCAGCGTATTTAAAACTCTGATATATCGTTTTCCAATCTTCTGCTAAGAGAAGTCTATTTTGACGTTCTGTACTTGACATTTTGCACTGTCCTCGCTTTGTAATATTTATGTGATTTAATTAAGTGCGCACTTAAATTAGTCCGGCACTTTGATCAAATTTCAATCGCATAGTTTCACTTATACTGTATGTTAAGTAAGTTAGCGAGCAATCAATTTGAATGCCACTTTCATATGAATCTACAGTTACACTATCTACGCTTACACGAGGATCATAATTTATTATTTCTGTGACATTTTGTATAATAGCGTCTCTTAACCCATCAGTAAGAGGTTCAAATAAAATGTCCCAAATAATTGTTCCAAATGTAGGATTTTCGAGTTTTTCTCCCTGGCGTATATGAAAATGATTTACAATATCTTGCTTTATCAAACTAATATCGTAGAGATTGAAGCTGCCTGTATTTGGGTTAACTGTGCTTATACCTCTATACTTTTTACTTGTCACAGGTGTATCGTCGTCGTTTGCCGCTCTTACTGTGATATTTTTATATAATGGTTTGTCGTTAGTAGCCATAACGTATTTACCTTACAGTCCTTTTGCGGTATACCGACTCTTACTGCTGCGATAGAACAATAAGAATCTGTCTGCAAGTGATTTGATTAACTTGGCATCGGTGTTTTTAATTTCAAGAACAAATGCTTTTGTTTCTGGCGAAACTAATTGCTCAAATTCAATGTATTCTCTATATGCTTGATTGGCAAGTATTTGTGCATCGCCTCCGTAGGATGCAAATTTACCATTTAAAATTCTGGCATAGGTTTCATAACTTTGTAATTGTATACTATTTAGGTTATCAACAAATGTATTTGTAGTTGGCGTAATTGCACCATTGGTTATTACTTGTGTCTTTTGAATATTTGATTCTGCTCTTTCTGGATTTCTATTCATTTGGAAATCACCGTCGTCATTTCTTCTAATATTCTTTTCCATTTCTTTAGCTGCTTTTGTTGCAGCACTGGCAATATTTGCAAATCTTGGATCTCTAGTTTCAGGAAATGTTTTTCTATCAACTTCTTTTGCAGTAGATGCAATTTGCCTTAGTTGGGCAGCAGGATTATCTGCCATTGTTAAAGAAGCAACTACGGTTCCTGCTATAGCCGGAGATATTTTTGGCAATCCGATGTTTGTTTTGTTTAACAAAGCAGCACCAGTGGCTGCTATAGCACCATTTACACCTGCTTGCACACCTTGTGGTAAATTATCAAAGCCTTTACTAATATTTCCGGCAAAATCTCCGATTGCATTTGTCATATTACTTAAAACAGGACCTACACCTGGTATGCTTTTTATAGCATTTCCTAATCCAGTCATAATACCATTTGCTGCATCACCTAATGCATTTGCTAATCCACCTAGTGCTTTTCCTAGTCCTTCACTGAGCCCGTTCATTAGTCCACCTAACGCACCACTAAGAGCTGTGCTGCTCATTAATTGCTGCATTGCGCCGCCAAGTAATCCGCCTATTCCTTGAGCAAGACTACTTAAACTTCCTTGTAGTCCTTGTAAAAAGCTATCAACTGTAATTTCAACATCTGCTTGTGTAGGATCTTGTATGCTGGTTCTTGCAGCAGCAGGCGAATCTGTAGGTATTGTTCCTGATCGTGTAACACCTGCTCTTGCTGCGGCTGCTGCTCCACCACTTGCACCGCTTATACTGCTGCCACCTAAGGCAGGAAGTCCTGGAACTGCTGGTAAATTTACACCTAATTGTCCTGCAACACTATTCAATTGATCGGCTATGCCGCTTTGAGCTATAGCTGCATTCAAAGCACTGTTCAATCCACCTTCAATAGCACCTTTTAATCCACCATTTAATGCACCTGCTATACCGCCAACTATTAAATTATCTTTGATAGACAACGAAACACTAATGTCTTGCACAGCAGATGATATACTTGCTACAGTTGCACCACTAACAAATTTATTTGCTGCACCTGCTTGACTTATTCCATTGGCTGTAACTGCCCATGTGCGAGAAATATCTTCAGCAAACCCTGGTAAATCACCTTCAACCAATCTCCGTTGTGCATCAAGAGCTCTACTTTGCAAATATTGCTGCGGTGTTGTTTTATCTGATACTACTGCCCCCGTCATAGTTTTACTCCTTGCCCAAGTCGTTCATTATTGTTCTGTCAGTTTGCACAGTCCTATCTTCAGGATGTATATCTTGGCTTTCTGTTACATTTACTGAATCTGTTTTTTCTGGTTCTACTTCAGGTGGATTCCAGTTTTCATGTCCATTCCAAGGTTCATGTTGTGGAACACGTTGTGGAAAATGTGCTTTTAGTGCTGCTTCTGCTGCATTACCGCCATTAAGTTGAACATCAGGTCCACCATCAATCCACACTGTGCCGCCTGCTGTTACAATAGTGTCCTCTCCACTAAGTGTTTGCAAGGAAACACCAGCGTGTATTTTGCCGTCTACACCAACTTTTACTTCTAAGTTTTGTCCAGCTGATTGAAATATCGATTCATTAACAATCATATTAATGTTTCTACCAGCTTCAAAATTAATATCTCTATCTGCAACAAAATTCATGTCAACTTCAGTATGAAAACTTATGCTGTCTTGTGCATAAACATCAAGTTTACCATTGCTAGACATTTCTAGCCAACATGTTCCTCTGCTGTTGTTGATATAAATTAGATCTTCACTGGTGTGCATTAATATTTGTGCGCCAGTTCTAGTGCGTAAACGTATTAATTCGTTGTGTGGCCTTGTTACATCTCCACCTTTACCGCTTGCTTCTTTGTTAACATACTCATAAGGTGTATCTTCAGGTGATCCTTTGCGTATTAATTTGTCATCTCCATCATCAATAACAAAACTGCTACTGCCTAAACGACTTGTATGCACTGTTGCTTGGCTTTCCTTTAAGCCAATCTTGCCTTGTGGTGATCCGCCACGTTTGTCTACAGGCCCTGGTGAGCTAATACCTATTACTGCACTAGGAAATTCACGTTGCGCACTACTAGAAGTAATTCCTCTTATGTCATCTTCTACTAATCCTTGCTCTAAAAGCTGATTCACAAAATCATCATTAATAGGACGTTTGTATTTTATAACATTATTGGTTTGAGGCTTTGTAGTTGACTTGTTATATTCGCCTGCAGGCAATCTTTTGCCTTTTAAATCGCTAGGAACTTGTCCTGTAAGTTGTTCTGTTGCTGGTTGTCCTCCTGGAACCATATATGTCATGCCTTTTTCAGGCACACAAGCAAACCAATATCCAAATTCCCTAGTTCCTTCAACAAATGTCACAAGAACCAAGCTGCCAGGGTCAGGAGGAATAGCCCAAAAGCCATAGCTTTTCTGTGTATCACTGTATTTGTCATTTTTACCAATATTTGCACTCTGTGTTATACCGTAAAACGGACTTGCATAGTAAACTATAGTAGTTTGACCTAATGTTTCGCCTATATTACCTGCTTCTGTAGTTTTTAAAAGCTCAACTTCTAAGCCTCCTAGATAATAAGGATCTGCATGTTTAATAACACGGGCTAGATAAGGTCCAGGATTACGCTCTTGCACTCCTTGGTCTGCTGTGCGTTGATGTTCTGTTTTACCTGCTGTATCTACCATTATCCTGCTCCATAGGGACTATAAACTTGTTGTTCAGGTGATGCATCTTTTACTTTTACAGCTTTGTCTTGTGCTGCAACTTGTTTTATATCACGTTCTTGGTTGCGTCTACGTAATAGTGTTAATCTTTGTGTAAAACGTCCATTTTTAAAATTATTTACAGCACTAACAACCCTATACAATCCACTAAATGCATCTACAGGAACTGTATCTTCTGGAAAATCCATTGTTCCAGTATTTTCGTTATAATCAACTGGTGTTCTAAAGTTTACAACAATGTCAACTTCACCTCTTTGATATTCTATATCCCCGTTTTCTGTTTCATTTTGATCAATATCTTTTGCAGTATAATTTCCCATACCGCTATCAAACACATAATAAGGATCGCCAAGTATTTCAAGTTCTAAACTTACTAAATCTACATTGCTATTAATAATTATGTCATGAAACATACGTGCTGTTCTAATTTTATTGTTATCAATGCCGGCACCACCGCCACCTTGAGTGCTAGAACGCAATTGATCTACCATCAAAACCTGTCCTGATGAACTTATTGCGCTAGTTGGTTCATTTAATGTCAATTGTCCATCTTTATCTTGGACTACTTTCATTTGTGAGCCACCTGTTTTGAAACTTACATTGTTTTGACCTTGATCCGCCATTGTCGCTGTAAAAAATGCAGCATTGATATTAATATCAAAACTAAGAATATCTTTACTTTCTCCAGTGTAGATATAATTGTATTCTTTTACTACCTTATCTTGCAATGCATTGTAGTTTAACCCAGGATCAGTTGGTTTTTGAAAGTGACTTGTATGAACTTTATAAGGAACAATCTTATAATGATAAGTTTGTGCAGGAGCACCGTTTAGTTGTTCGGCTTGTGCACCAGGTTTTATATAAACTTCGCTGATAATCTTGAACCATTCAACCATTCCGTTTTCATCTGGAGCTCTTTCTTTTACATTTTTTGCCCATTCACTTGTAAGCACCACTTCTTCAATTACTCTAGTAACTTTTGAACCGCTTGGAAAGGCAAAAACACGTTCATCAGGACTGATTACGTTTTTACCACGTGTCATTACCTTGTTTTTACTATCATAAACCTGTCCTGTTTGGGGCATAGGTGCTTGTCCCATGTCTTGGAACGCATCTATTATTTTATTGTTACCTAAACTGTTAACACTACCAGATGCTTGTGATAATTTTGATAGTCCTTCGCCAATGCTGCTTTTTGTAAACACTTGTCCTGTTATCATACTGATAAATGCTTCAAAATCTTGTGGTGCTTGTGCTCCTAAAAAGCCTGTAATACCTTGAAATAATCCATTTACATCGCCTTCTTTAAAACTGGTAAGTAATCCTCCAATGCTTGCGCTGAGTCCTCCAGCAAAACCGCCTCCAAGTGCTCCACCAAGTGCTCCACCTAGTGCATTTTGTCCTATATTCTTATTTCCGCTTAGAGCACCGCCAATTATACCTCCAACAGCGCCTTTTACAATGTTTCCAAATAGTCCGCCGCCTTTTTTACGTGTGCTTTTACCAGGCATAGTAGCACCTTGATCGTTATTACTAAGTCTTTGAGCAGGTGTAAGTCCGGTAGCAAATTCATTTGGAAAACTAATTACAATCTCATCAGCTGTGCTTAGTTTATTTGCCTTTCTAAGTTCTTCAAAACGACCATTCATAATTGTAGTCAAACTTTGTTCGCCGTTTTGTAGTATTTCTACTACTGTCTTACCTTTTAATGCTAAATCTGTTTTTGTTTGTTCAACATTATCTAAAAATGCCTGTTCATTCCAAGGGATACATTCAACTTGATATGTGGTTCCGTTTTCTGCAATGTTAAATTCAACATTTGTAAATTTTAAAGGAAACATTCTTTTCAAATTACGACCATCTTCGACTACAAGTATATCTCCATCATCGTCATAACCAATAAATTCAACTGTTAACAAGAACGGTGCTTGCAAATAGTTTGTATAGCCTGCTGTGGTAGCAGCAATTTGCAAGG